ACTTGTAGTTCTTTCTGTACCCCAAGTTTCATCTCCCCAAGAAGATGTGCCCCAACCATAACCTACGGTTTGAAAAACAGGACCTACTTGAACATAAGGATTAACAGTTGCAGCACCTGCTGCAGTCATGCCTGTTCCTCCTTCAGCTCTTACAGCTTGAACTGTAAACGTATCTATGTCTGGAACGGTTAAAATTTCATAAGCTACTTCTAATTCTGCTGCTGTAAAGTCGGACGCACCTGTAACAGTTACGCCAGATAAAGTTATATATCTTCCAACTTGTAGACCATGAGAGCCTTTATTAACTTGTAAAACATTTGAGCCATTAACAGTTGTTAGTGTGCATCCTGTTATAGCTGTATCCAATGGTGAAATATCAAAAAACTGTTCTCCATAATATAAGAACAAACCTTGTGAAGTTCCAATAGCTGCATATCTTTCACCAGCTAAAGATGTCCAGGTGTGTTGAGCACGTGCTACTCCAGGTAAAGTTTCACCTGCAATAGATAATTGATTCCAACCACCTATTTTTTCAGGTAATCCATATCTAAATCTAACAAAATCACCATCTACCCATTGAGATTCAGCTCCTGAATCTGTGACCATTTTGTTAAAACCAGGCTTGAAATTTAATTTTTGTAGCATATAGTAAAATATATATTAGTTTTATTAATAATGAAAGTCACAAATGATAAGCCTGTTTAACAGAAATAATCAGTTAAGTGAAGAAAAAAATAGTTTATATATTACTTATCCTAGAACAGTAAATATAATATTTGGTAATTATTCATACCCAGATATTATCCATAATTTTATTATGGCTATAAAATCTAATTTAGATCCTAAAATGGAAAATTACACTAATGTAAAAGGTGGTATGACCGATTGGAATTATTTTATAGATAAACCTGATTTTGTTAATTTTATAACTTTTTTAATAAACAAACATCAAATTTCACATCCCGATATATTTAAACATTTCTTAGAAAGAAAAACTATTATAAATGCTTGGGGAAATGAAATAAAACAAGGAGATAGTTTAAATTATCATGCACATGCTTCTTTGCATGGTATACTGTATTTATCTAAAGGATGTGATTTAATACTACCTGAATTAAATTTAAAGATAACTCCAGAACCAGGAGATTATTATATATTTCCTTCAAACATACTTCATGGTTTTGATAAATATGAAGGAGAAAGTAATAGATATAGTTTAATATTTAACATATCAGAAGAAGGTGCTTTTGAATATGACAAAAAATTTAAGGAGAAAAATGAAAGAAAAAACAGTAAATATAAATAACTTTATAGGTATATATGATAACTACATTACTAAAGAAGAATGTAATAAAGCTATTAAATTATTTGAAGATCAAAACAATTTTAACAATACTATTAATAGAATAGGTTTTGAAAAAGCATCTATATTACACAAACAAGATCAACAATTTTTTGCAGCACCTAATAATATTGATGTTTGGTGGGAATCTTTAAAACCTATGATGTTTAATTTTGAAATAGCATTAAAACATTATATAAAAAACACTGGAGCAGCTGATGCTTATGGAGTTCCTTTTCATTTTACAGATTTAAAAATACAAAAAACTTTACCTACAGAAGGCTATCATGTTTGGCACATAGAGCATGGAAAAGGTTTTAGTAATGAGTCACGAGCTTTTGTATATTCAATTTATTTAAATGATGTAGAAGAAGGAGGAGAAACAGAATTTTTACATTTTTCAAAAAGAGTAAACCCTAAAACAGGTAGAATCGTTATATGGCCCGCTGCATTTCCATATCTACACAGGGGTAATCCACCTCTGTCTGGTGAAAAATATATTCTGACTTCTTGGATGCTACTTAGATAATGGATCATTTAGAATACATTGTTGAAATAAAAAATATTGTAGATAATGAATTTATTAAAAAAATAATACCTTTAATAAAAAAAAAAACTAACGAAAATTTACAGACTACATCTGGTTTAAATAAACAAATAAGAAATGTTAAAGGTTATAATTTAAATTATAATACTCCAACTAATATGTTTTATTGGAATTATATTAAAAATGAAATAGAAAGACTTTATGTTTATTATAAAACTAAATTTCCTAAAATGGAAAGCTGTAAAATAAATCAAATTGATTTATTAAAATATCATAAGGGTGGTAAATACGAAATACACATAGATAAATATACATACACAAATAGACATTTAAGTATAATAATGAATTTAAATAATGAATATCAAGGTGGAGATTTAATTTTTACAGATCAAAAAGAAAACGAAATAAAAAGATTAAAACTCGATAAAGGAAGTATAGTTTTTTTTCCTAGTAATTTTATTTATCCCCATAGTATTCAACCTATTACGAAAGGAACAAGGTATAGTATCGTTGCATGGCTGCAGTAGATTATAAATTAATTAAAAATTTCTTTACAAAAGAAGAATTAAATATTCTTCAAAAATATTGCCATAACAAATTAGATGAAAACAAAAATTATCAGATAGATGTACAATCTTTTTCACCTGCTTGGTACCTAGACCCTTTAATGTTGGCTTTGTTGGATATTAAATTACCTTTAGTTGAAAAAGAATCTAATTTAAAATTATTTCCTACTTTCACATATTGGAGATATTATGTATTCGGTGCTTTTTTAAAAAAACATACAGATAGACCATCATGTGAAATATCAGTTACAGCATGTATTAAAAAATATGATAACTGGCCTATTGTAATTGAAGGAACATCATTTGAATTAGAAGAAGGTGATGCTATATTATATGCAGGTTGTGATCAAAAACATTGGCGACCAAATATTTATAAGGGAGAAGGTATGGCACAAGTATTTTTACATTATGTTAATAAAAATGGAAATAATAAAAACCATGCTTATGATAAAATATATAAAAGAGAAATCATACATGAATTTTAGAATAACTGAATTAGTTGAAACAGATAAATTTCAATTTTTAAGAATACATAAAAACGCAAATTTAACTGTTATGGAATGTATTTTTGATTGTTATAAAAAAGAAGAAATAATTTATACAAATCATTTATCAAAAAAACCAAGATTTTGTATCATTAGAGACCCTTATAATCGTTTTATTTCAGGTTTAAGATATGATTTAATTCAAAATAATTTAACAGTTCAAGATATTGATATAAAAAAATTATTTACTTCAAACGACAATCATTTAAGAAATAGCATGAGAGGTTATATAAATCATAGTACATCACAAATACCTTATTTTATGAATTATCAAATTAGTCATTATATTGATATTGAAGATTTAGATTTATTTTTAACTATGCATTTTGGTAAAACAAAACATCTAAATAGCTTTGCAAATCAAACAAATGATAAATTTTATAATATTGAAAAATATTTAGATAAAGATGATATTATGAAATATCTACATATGGATTACCATTTTTATAATTCTATAAAAAAATCTCCTTTTTTATGGGAGTGGCAACATGGAAAAATATTTTAATATTATGAAGAATAAGAAGTTGGTCTTGCACCTAATCTAGTAATTTTTTCAGCTTCTGTTTCAGTAGAATTACCTTCATCATCAACAAGATTATCAGCATCCCATCTAGATTGTAATTCAGTTAAGTGAGCTGCGTCCCATTTATTGATAAATTGAGTTGAAAAATCTCCTAAATTAGCTGCTGTCCAAGTAGAGTGAGGAGTTTCATCTCTATATTCTATAGTATCATTATAGTCCTCATTATCTGCAACATATTGAATTGCCCAAATATTTGCAAATTTAGATTGATTCCAAAAATCATCATCATTAATTTTATATGATATAGGTTTAAATGCCGTATCTTCTGTTTTTTTTATTATTATTTTGTCTTCAAATACTACTGTCCAATTTGCATTAGTTGCCATAATTTCTCCTACGTTTTAATAATATAAACAATTGTTAAATAAGGTTGTATAACTGAAGTTGCATCACCTGTAAAGTTTGCACTCATATTGTGAGAGTGTCCATCTCCTGAACCCGTGCTTTGACCTTCAAAGGGTGTTGTAAATCTTGCTAGGTTTTGAAATCTATATCCTGCATTTGAATTTCCTGGAATTCCTAATACTATATTGTGGCCGTGACTTGCTAGTTGTGGTGATGATAAAGTTGCATTCGCTGTTGAACCACCCACGTTTCCAGTTGAAGTTACAGTATTTGCTCCACCAGTTGATGCTAAAGTTTTGTTATTAGATTTTCCAACCGGTACGTTATCTTGTAAATCAGGGACGTTAAAATTACCGCCTCCTGGGTCACCGTAAGTTGTACCTATGATTGCATATAAAGCTGCGTAAGTAGATTGACTTACTGCTTGACCATTACATTCTAAAAATCCAGATGGAATAGAAGAGTCTGACCATGGAACGATTGTTGCTGTAGGAATACCTTCAATACCTGTAAGGTTTGCTCCATCAAAATCATATCTAGTTGCTTCGTAATTTGCCATATTCTATTTCTCCTTATAAGTCCAACCTGTTGTAGCATCTCCAGAATAAACTAAACTGAAACCAGCACCTTGTGTATTAACAACAAGATCGGATGCTGCATTAGCTATATTAGAAGAATTTCTACCAACAGTCAATGCGTTAGTATTAAAATCATAACCTTGATCTATAAATGAAACTTCATCACCTGCACTTGGTGACGCTGGTAGCGTTACTGTAACTGCTCCACCATTTGTATTTACTAAAAGTTGAGCTCCAGCTTGAACTGTTTCTGCCGCTGATACTGCTCTCCATGTTTTAAGTTCACCTGCTTTTACAACATTAGTTCCATCAGAATATAATGTATAAGTGTGACCTTCACATAAAAGTACACCTGTTCCAGATGTAGTTTTAAAAGTTAAA